CGGGCCATTGACCAGCAAGCACAAAGTGTGCAGTGGTAGTAAATTATTTGCTTACTTTCCTTCTGGATTGTTTAGCATGAACTTTTCCAGACTTCGCTTGAGCATTCTCTTTTCGGATAATCGAACCCCCAATGGCCGCCGTAACCTGGGCTGGGGTGCGTATCGTATTTAAGAATCCAGTTTCTAAATCCTCGATAGTTTGGGCAGCATTAAACTTTCCTTCCAAGCGTGTCAGCTCAGGCACAGAAATGTGCATGGTTCCTGCCACGAGATTCATAGAGTAATCGTGTCCAATATCTGATAGAGGTTCAAATGGAGTATCGAAATTTTCAAACCAACGGTTTCTAATGGTTTGATCGGCTAACTTCTCATCTTGTGTTGAGAACGTCATGTTGTCCGTAATTCGAATGACTGCTTTTGACCAAGCGGTTATGAATGGTGTATTACCATCAGTTGCAATATAACCCAATGCTTTCCTACGTAATACCAGATGGTTAGGCACTAGAATTGGGGCATTGGTCAAGTGGATCTTATTTACTTGTCGTAACACATCACACAAGGATTCGTTTGTAGACCAAAGGTCAATAAAAACGCGTCCTAGAAACATCACCGGGTGTGACTTTGGGACCACATCAGCTTTAATGGTAAGTCCTCCTTTCGCAAAGGAGGACACCAGCTTTACAGGGTCAACATCAAATGTCACTCCATCATCTCCACCGTAAACTCCTAACCTAGAATATGCCACATTGGCATCATCATAAGTCATGCGTAACGCATAATAGCAATGAAACGCATTAATCAAGGAGTTGCGTATGGAGGTGACTGGAGAACCAGATATGGTGGTGTGTCCAGTGTTATATTTCACTTGGTATGTTGTAATACCTTTAGCATTATGTTCTGAAGACAAAAGCTGTTCTACCTCAGGTCTATAATTCTGATTAAAGTAGCGTGAAAATATCACTGAGACTAATTGTGAGTGTATTGATCCACAAGATCCGTCCAAGCGGGAAATATCGCTTGGCACGCACATTGCAGCTGTCGAAGCTTTGGTTCTCAACACTTCAGTAAATACAGTTGGATGTTTACCAAAGGCGTACCAATGTTGCGCTTTCATCAAGTCTGCGATAACATAAGTGAAAGCGCTCAACCGAATCTGATGGTCAGTTGGTACTGTTGAAATGTTTCGGGGGTCTGTAATCTTCTGATAAGCCTCAGCCTTTTGAAAAGCTTTAACATTAAAAGAAGAATGAAAGCCCCAAAACCTATTACTCTCTGCCTTAGCTCGCTGTGTTGGGCGAGTTTGTCGTTCCTCCACTTCCTCAGTGCTTAAAGGACTTCCTTCCCCGACCTTGTTGTCTGGTACAACAAACCTGACGAATTCTTGAAAACAATTCATCATAAAGGGAGGATAAGACTTCACGGTGTTTTGCACTGCTTTTATGCGACCGTCTATACAGGCTACATCATTATTATATGATCTAGCTGCTACATATGCATTGTGAAGATACGGTTTCATTACCTGTCGCATTGCTGGACTTCCATCCTCTGTTATTAGAGGGCCCAGTGTCTGGTAGGTAAAACTATCAACCGCATCAAATCCGCACGTCTGAATGCGACGATATTGGGTGAAAATTTCATTACGATATTTCCACAATGCTATGAAAACGGATGCAACTGAAGCATGAATTTTGCTGTCGCCTATCGCTAGGGAATTCAAAATTCGCTCAACATCAGAAATCTGTGGGTTCTTAGAGAGTGACGTCCTGTGAAGGATAGTCTCAAAGCTACGATCATCTATCGTAGCAACTGTTGTAGCCCCTTGAAAGCAGAACGAATGATACAAAACTGTATTCTCTCCCTCCTGCCTTTGGAAGCGAGTATAGTTTGCTTCCCCATGGGTTATCTTACGTCTTTCAAGTCTAGCGCCAGGTAGCAGCCAGCCAACACCATAAACGATGGCTATTGGCACGAAAATAATTAATTTCCGATTTGGATCATTAGTCTTGCGTTGTTCAACAAGATAAACTGCACTATAATACCAGTGGTCTACAATTAAATGGTCATGATCGTAGTCCCACAACTGGTGGCTGTACTCTCCACCCCCATTAATCTTCTCAGTAACAGTATCATTACTAATACTGTACGTAGAGTTCGCAGTTGTCCCACCAGGAGCCAAAGGGCTGAAGGTGTAGATAGCTACTGGATGGCCATCCAATAAGGATGACATGTCGACATAATAGTCAACATCAACCAACATATATGCGTGATTCTTTGTCACTTTGTCATAACGTGGTCTCATTGTTAGATCTTTGGCGGTGTAGTACAGGCGGGATCCGGCTATACCGTCTCTAACATCTTTAGCAGACATGGAGACGCTGTAAGGAATAAATCCTGACATTGTTATTACCTGGCGCAAAACGTTATTCGCCCACGTGCGGGTGCTGGCAGCATTGGGGTGTGAATGAGCGGTGAACGTGGAAGCATTAACTAATACCTGACGAAAATGTTTTCTAAGGTCATCTACTTGGTACGATGTCAATAGTTGTATTGCTGACGTTGCAACCCTCATACCCCATTTCCCACGGGCGTACAACAGAATTGCTTTGCGTTGGTGTATAGTTACACCAACGGTTGTGATCACGAGGATACTCTTTGTCCAGGGACGCAGAGTATCATAAGCTTGAGTAGCTATAGTTTTAAACATTTTAATATCTAAACGTGATCATAT